AATTCCTTCTGCACTGCATGTGCGGTACCACCCCCACCCATTGGCGGCGGGGCTCCGTTTTCGAGCAGTGCCTTTTCAAGTTTGTCGAGTGGGTCTTCTGACATGGCTCACCTCCACCCCGAAGTTTATGCCCATGAATGAAACCATCGAAGTCGAGGTCATTGACCCCGAAGCTGAGCAACGCAAGTTAGAGGAGCGCCTGCAAGCCTTTGGCGCTGGCCTCGCTGCTCAGCGCGATGAGTGGGTGCGTATGCGTTCGAGCTACGGTGCTGATAAGCGCTGGCGTGACGATTTGGACCAGTACGAGTCCAAAGACGCCGCCAACCGTTCAGCTAGCCAGATGATGGAGTCAGTCGAGCAAGGTTTCCCCATCACCAGCAACGGCGCCACCCCACATCGCTCGACGGTGTTTATCGGCATGACTAGGCAGAAGACCAACTCCGCCGAGGCGCGGCTGGCTGACATCCTGCTGCCAACCGACGACCGCAACTGGGGCATCGAGCCCACGCCCCAGCCCACGCTCTCCAGCATGGCCATGTCCAACGCCCAGGTGATGGACGTGAACACTGGCCAGCCAGTGCCAGCCAAACAGGTGGCTAAGGTCACGATGGACATCGCCCGCCAAGCTTCCAAGGCGATGGAGATCACCATCGAGGACCAGCTCACTGAGTGCGACTACAACGGCGAGGTGCGCAAAGTAATTCATGATGCTGCGGTGCTGGGCACTGGGGTACTCAAGGGATGCGTGGTCACAAACCGCGTGCGTAAGGCGTGGACCACCATGACCGACGCCTTTGGCGAAACCGTCCATAGCCTTGAGCTGGTGCAAGAGCTAAACCCGGCCAGCTACCGTGTTGACCCCCGTAACGTGTGGCCCGACCCGGCGTGCGGCGAGAACATCCACAACGGCCGGGGTATCTACGAGCGCTCCCAGATGACGGCCAAGCAGGTGCGGGAGCTAGCCAAACAACCCGGCTACATGCCCGAGCAACTGCGTAAGGTGCTCGAAGAAGGTCCCAAGCGCAGCGCCGTGCTGCAAGACATCGGCGAGGAAACGGAGCAAGACGCCTCGCGCGCCACCTTCGAGGTCTGGGAATACTGGGGCGAGGTGGATACCGAAGACCTCCGCGCCGCTGGCGTTGAGTGCGAAGACGATGAGCTGCGCGCCATCAGCGCGTGCGTGGTGGTGATCAACTCGACGGTGGTCAAGGCTTTCCTGAACCCCATTGACGACGGCGATATCCCGTTTGACTTCTTTAACTGGGAGCGCGTGGCTGACTCGGTCTGGGGCTACGGCATCCCTTACCTGATGCGCAGCCAGCAGCGGGTGCTCAACGCTGCGTGGCGCCAGCTCATGGACAACGCCGCGATCAGCTCAGCACCCCAGATCGTGGTCAAGCCCGGGACGATATCCCCGGCAGACAAAAACTGGCAGCTCACCAGCCGCAAGATTTGGTTTGCCACCGAGGACGCCGACGACGTCCGTAAGTCGTTCACGACCTTTGAGTTCAACAGCCATCAGGCTGAGTTGGCAAACATCATTCGTATGGCTGCCGAGCTGGCCGACCAGGAAACCGGCGTACCCATGCTGATGCAGGGTGAGAAAGGCAGCGCCCCTGACACCGTGGGTGGCATGCAACTGCTGATGAACAACGCCAACGTGGTGCTGCGCCGCCTGGTCAAACAGTTCGATGACCAGGTCACCCGGCCGCAGATACGCCGGTACTACTACTTCAACATGATGCACAGCGACGACGCCAACATCAAAGGCGACTTCACTGTGGACGCCCGTGGCTCAAGCGCCCTGCTGATCAGAGACATTCAGAACCAAAGCTTCCTGAACCTACTGGCCGCTGGGGCCAACCCCGTCTACGGCATGTACCTCGATACCCAGAAGCTGTTTGAAAAAGCCCTGCAAGCCCAGCACATCGATCCGGCCGAGGTCTTTAAGCCCGAGGAAGAGATCGAGCAGATCAAGCAGCAGCAAGCCCAAGCCGCCCAACAAGGCCAGCAAGCTGACCCGAGGCTTCAGGCTGCACAGATACGTGCCCAGTCGGAGATGCAGCGCACCCAGTTCCAAGCTCAGTCCGACATGGCTGAGCTGCAGACGCGCCAGCAGATCGCAGCGACCAACGCTCAACTGCGGATGCAGGAGCTGGCTATGCAGCGCGAGATCGAGATGCTGAAGATGGCCAACGAGCAGAATCTAACGCTTGAGCAGATCAAAGCCAAGTTGGCCGATACAGCGATGCGCGAACGCAGCCGCAAGGAGTTGTTTGCTGCCGAACAGCGCTTGAAGCTCGTTGCGGGATCGGGGATATAGGTTAGAAGTCGTCGGTTTTGATACTTACTTCCGGTTCAGGTGGAACGGCTTTAACTTCTAGCGTCAACCCACCAGGGTAAAACTCAACGAGAGCATTCCTGAATTTCCAATTTGATTTCAGCCAATCAATATTGCGTGGCTTATCAGTCACGACAACGCTGTTGCTGTGGGGCAACCCCCATTTATTAATTAAAAAATCTATTGTCTGACGAGCGAGCTGCTGACGAACTTTTTCGTTCGCATCTTTCTCCCGCTGAGATCCGGTCGCCAAAAGGGGGATTATCGTTGAGGCGCTCGCTTCACACATGGAGATCGTGAACTTGTGCACCTTGTATTTTTCAAAAGTAACTTTATAGATCGCCTTTTGACCGAGCAGGGTTCCCGCCAACCCCACATCGCCGTCTGGCTTATAAACGAGTGCCGAACGTCTCATACCTCCTTTTGCAAATAGCCTCCCTTTGCAATCAGCACGGACGTCCTCAACCCACCGCGATTGCTCGCGCAACTCTTTTTCTTTTGGTTTCTCGTAGAAGGTCGAATTAAACTTTGAGTGGAAATCGGAGCACCAGAACGGATGTCCCGGCCACAGACCTTTTATACCTGGGCTACGCCTTACCTGATCCCCCTCGTCAGTGAAAGGCTCGGGCAAAGGCGGGCGCGTTGGGTCGGTCTCTGGCATCACCCATTCACGCCCACGCACTGGGATCAAGAAGCCAGTGTCGCAATAAGCTAATACAACGCTCGAAGGGGCAAGCGCCAACAGGAAACCGACTAATGAAGCTCTTTTCATACCGCATTTATACCGCAGCCCCATGAGCGCAGCCAATAATTACGTCGCCCAGCTATTAGGTTAGAAGTCTTTGGCTTTGATATTTACTTTCGGCGCGACGGCTTCAACTTCCAGCGTCAACCCCCCGGGGTAAAACGTAACGACAGATTTCTTGAACTTCCATGTGGACGACTTCCAACTATCGTTTAGTCGGGAACTTAAAGTCACTTGAAGGTCAACTTCACTGGTGTGAGGTGGACCCCATTTGTCAGTTAAAAAATCTATTGTTTGAGCAGCAAGCGTCTGACGGGCTTTGCGGTTTGCATCTTTCTCGCGCTGGGACCCCTTGGTGAGTAGGTTAATCACCTTTGAAGCGCTCGCTTCACACATGGTGATCGTGAATTTTTTCACCTTAGCTCGTTCAAAAGTAACATTGAAAAACGACTTTTGACCGAGCAGAGTCCCCGCCAACCCCACATCGCCGTTTGGCGCATGCGTGAGCGCCGAAAGCTTCCAAGCACTCTCTCCGTCTGGCGTGTGGCTGCAATCAGCACGGACGCCGTTAAAGACCCCTAATCGCTCACGCCGTGCGTGTTCTTCTTTTGACCCCCAGAAGCCATCAAAGTTTTTTTTGAAATCGACACACATGAGCTTCTGTCCCGGCCACAGACCTTTGATGCCCGGGTGATGAAATACCTGACCCGGCTCATCAGTGAAATGGTCGGGCAAAGGCGGGCGCGTTGGGTCAGCCACCGGCATCCCCCATTCAGCTGGATCCACTGCAACCGTGAGGCCGTAGTCGCAATAAGCTAATACAACGCTCGAAGGGGCAAGCGCTAATAGGAAACCGACCAATGAAGCTCTTTTCATCCCGCATTTATACCGCAGCCCCATGAGCGCAGCCAACAATTACGTCGCCCAGCTATTTCTAGCCCGCGACCTCGCCCATCGTGCGCATCTGGGGACGTCGAGCTACGCCCAGCACGTGGCGCTGAACGAGTTTTATCTGGGCATCGTCGACCATGCCGATGCCTTTGCCGAAGCCTACCAAGGCCAGTACAACGAACTATTGGATATCCCGCTGCTGGATTCCGAGTACGAGGGCGAGATAGCCGACGTGCTCGAGCAGGTCATGGCGTGGATTGAAGACAACCGGGAACAGATATGCCCACGCGAACTAAGCAGCCTGCACAACCTAATCGACGCAGCGGTCGAGCTGTTTCAACGAACACTGTACAAGTTAAGGTTTCTAAATTGACCGAATTTGAGGCGCGACTCTTGGCCCATGAGCAGGTATGCGAACAGCGCTACGCAAACATCCAGCTCAAGTTTGACAACATCGATGATCGCCTTGACGGGGTCAACGCCCGCCTCAAACGGATCGAGCAAGGTTTGGTCGCCAGCGCCGCTTTCATCATCACGTTGCTTTTAGCCGTTGTGCTAAAGATTCAATAAAGTTATAAACCGAGCCATAGCAACTGTGATTGATTTCTCCTCTCCTGCTTGGCACCAAATAAAAAAATATGCCCAGCAGGAGTTGGAGAGAGCCCGTATCGCTAACGACGCCCAGTTATCTGAGGCGCACACCGCCGCCCTGCGCGGCGAGATCAAAGCTTTAAAAAAATTGCTTGACCTGCCTAACCAGGCACGTCGAGCTGTGGTGGTCGAGTCGGACCTCTAGTCCCGCTCGACTAAATACGTGAGCCGCCTTCGGGTGGCTTTTTTTATGGAGCAACCCTAGTGAGTGAAGAAAACACCCAGCAAAGTGCCGAGGAAATTTGGCAACAGGAAGCAGCCAAGCTTGAGGCCGGCGACACGCCCGCCCCAGAGGTTGTGCCTGAGGTAGCTGCCCCTTCTGAAGAGGAGGTGCCGCAAGCCGAGCCGCAGCCAGAGCCGCAGCCGGAGGTTAGCGACCCACTGGATGGCTTACCCGACGCCGTCAAGGTCAAACTGGCCGAGATTGACGAGCTGAAGAAAGCCAATGCTCAATTACTGCACCACGTCAAATCGACTGAGGGTCGAGTGGC